ATTGGTTTCCATTGTTCCGATAGGATCAGTGAAACTAGAAGGAGGATGCGATTGTGCCGCAAGATGGAAGACACCATCAAACTGATACTTCTCAAAAACATTCCTTAATGAACGATAGTTGCAAAGATCAGAATACAGGAAAGTGATCGAATTGTAGACTTCATCAGGAACTACATCACGAATGTCAGTCTCCATACCATTGGTACGACGAATCAGACCATAGATTTCGTGCCCTTCACTATGAAGCAAGTTTGCCAAGTGAGGACCAGCAAACCCAGTGATTCCAGTAATTAAAAACTTCATTAACCTACAACTCCTTCAATCAGATCTTTACAAACTTCAAGGTCAGCATCAATAGGAAACAGAATCAAGAATCCCTGAGCGACATATGATTCTATTATAACATGAGTTTCATCAAATAACTCATAAACAAAATCGATATTATCAGACCCAGCAACCGTTCTTAAATCCCAATTACCACCTTCATAAGGACCATCCTTATAAACTCTCAAATCATCCAGAACAAACACATCCTTTGAAATATCTCTACCACTTTCCTTAATGACTCTTAATTCAGACTCTAATGGAATTCTTTTTACGGGATCTGGTTCACTCGTATAAGAAGCACCATTAATATTAAAGTCAGCACCAGGAAAGTGGGCATCGTGCCAAAATAAAGTTGGTTCGGATGAAAGTTGCTCTACAACATTTTTCATCTCAATATTACTATATCCCTTGATGAGATGAAGATTTGGAGTACCTTTAAATTTTTCAACCAACTTACTGTGAAGTTCATCCATTAATTCAATTGTATAAACGTTCAGATCTTCTGAACGAACATTGAGAATATATGAAAGACTATCAGCAATACCAGTTCCAGTCTCTACGAAATTTTTAATACCAAAAGTCTCAATGACTTCTTTTGGTTTAATCGCTTGATAAATTTGTCCCATTTTAATTAAAGTAGTTAAGGTAAATAAAGTCTTCTAGGATTTCCATTTCTTTTGCTTTTTCAAGATTTTCTTTAATGGCATCCATTTTAGAGTAATAAATTTCTTCAGAGACATCAAACTCTTCAGTAAGATCAATTATACCATCTTTATTGAAGTGATTACCAATGTCTGGAGCACCAAGATAAACTGGAATGGTTCCAGTTGCAAAACAATCTAAAAGTTTTTCTGTGAAGTAAGTTTCATATTGCCCATTCTCAATCGCAATTGAGAACATATAATCACAAAGACCTTCTTCTTTTAAAGCAATTTCATTGAATCCACGCCCATAAAGATCAACCTGATCTCCAATTCTTTCAATCCACTCAAGTCTTTTAAGATGTCCTTCACACATTCTTTTGTTTGAAGAAATCATAGAAATCATTTTTGACTTCTCATAAATCTTTGGTTCTTGAATCCAAAATCCTTGGGCAGGAACCCATTTAAATTTATCGCCAAGAGAAAGAAGTCTTTGGTCGTGAGTGAAGATAATTTCGTAGGTATTTTCAACCAACTGACGATTTTCAATAATACTCTCAACAAGACCAGGTTTAATAAACTTTGATTCTAACAGCCAAAGATACTTCGGTCCTGTTCTACCATCAGTTACACCATCATTAATCGTATTATCAATATAAAAGGTGGCATCACCACCTTCCTTCACCCACTCAATATACTTGGATACTTTTCCGTGAACAGAATATCCCTTGTTTCCACCAGTTAGATGAGTAAAAGTATCTCCGACCAGATTAAACTTTCTTCGCATTGATTTGCTCACTAATCCAATGATAAGTCTTACGGATACCTTCCTCCAGAGTCTGTGAATAGTCCCAACCAAGTTCCCTACGAATCACATCGTTGTTAGAGTTACGTCCACGAACTCCAAGAGGACCAGGGATATGATTCTTATCTACAGTTTTACCAGCAACTTTAGCGGCAGTATCTACGAGTTGATTGATAGTCACCATTTCTTCCGAACCAATATTAACAGGTCCAATGAAGTTGCTGTCCATCATACGACGAGTTGCTTCAATACACTCATCAATGTAAAGGAATGAACGAGTCTGTTTACCATCACCCCACACATCAATTGTACCACCTTCTTCAGGAAGATATGCTACTTTGCGGCAGATTGCTGCGGGTGCCTTTTCCCTTCCACCATCCCAGGTTCCTTCGGGACCGAAAATATTGTGGTAACGAGCAACGCGAACTGGAATGCCATAATTGCGATGATAGGCAAAATACAGTCTTTCTGAAAAAAGTTTTTCCCACCCATATTCGCTATCAGGATTCGCAGGATACGCAGACTCTTCACGACAATCGGGATTGTCCGGATCCAGTTGATTATGTTCTGGATACATACAGGCAGAACCAGAATAGAAGATCTTGGTATCACTCTTACCAAGACGCTCATTCATCTGATGTTGCATCTCAAGAACATTCAGATTAATGGTTGCCGAATTATGCATAATGTCAGCATCATTATCTCCAGTGAACACAAATCCAGCGCCACCCATGTCAGCAGCGAACTGATAGATCTCATCAAAGGATTGAATATAACGATAAGGGACTGACTGATAGAAATTTCCGCGATCTCCTTTGTATTCAAGGACACGGCGAACAAAATCTACATCACGAAGATCTCCGAGAACAAACTCGTTTGCTTCGTGTTTAGAAAACTCTGGATACTTAAGGTCTACACCACGAACCCAGTATCCTTCGGAACGCAATCTGCGAACCATATGACTTCCAATGAAACCACCAGCACCAAGTACAAGTGCCTTCTTTGTATACTGACTCATAAAATCATAAACTCTGTACTATGTATTATACTAAAAAAGATGGGTTTATGCAACCATATCAATCAAAAGTTTTAATTAACTTCTGAATATTACTAGAACATAACAAAGGTAGATATTGGTTTATTTTTTCATCATCCCAGTTCCACCATTTTATTTTCAATAATTTTTTTATTGTTTCATCATCAAATCTACTTGAAATATACTTTGCAGGATTTCCTCCAACTAAAGTATAAGGTTCAACATCCTTAACCACATGGGAGTTATTAGCTATTATAGCACCATCACCTATAGTTACTCCACTCATTATTGTAACGTTTGAAGATATCCAAACATCATTTCCTATAACTACATTCCCATTACATGTTGGATGTCCATATCCATTAAAATTCGTAAATATTCTTTGGTGTATGTGTCCAAAAGGATATGTTGTAACCCAATCTTTTCTATGATTTGCATTTAAAAAAATTTTACATCCAGAAGCAATAGAACAAAAATTTCCAATAATTACTTTATATTTGTCTGGATTAATTACTTCTATTTTTCCACCATCAACATAAGTATATTTTCCAGTAACAATACTCATTTCGAAATTATATAATTTAAATAATTATACTAAAAAAGGAGAGTTTATGCAACTCTCCTATTAGGTCTTTCATGCACGCCACCAATTCTTTGACTGGAAATTGGAAACCAGGCGGGAGAGAGTCCCATCCGCACCACTTGCTCTTGAGAGAAGCAAGAAACTCATAAGGGGTCATTTTGACTCCACCACTTGGTTTTAGGAAACCAAGAAAAGTTGGGTTAACTTTGATATTTCGGTGATACCAAAGAATGCACATAAAAATAGTACATCCCAAAGTTTAAGTTTGATAGCAAAAGGTACTGTAAGAAGACCTCCAATAACTTTGATTACCAAACCGTATTTAAAATCTCCCCATAACATAGTTTGATAACCTATTATGAGGAGAAGGTTCCCAAGATATCTTAGGACACTCGTTTTAGACATAAGGGGGATTTCATCACCGACCAGTGCTGTTATAGACCATCCGTGTCTTCTTCATCGCCTCTTACATAACAAGGAACTCTATCTGGATCTAACCATTTCGCGTATTCAATATCTTCCATTGCAGTAGAACATTGTAGAACATTATCAAAAAGATAAATGTCATTCCAGCGTTTGGTATAGTAATTTTGCTTTTGCAAACGATAATCGGGTTTACCGTTTATCTCAAGAATACCTGCTTCAACGAAGCGGTATCCTTCACGTTCCAGAAGAACTTTAGTTTTCATGCAACCTCAACGGACTCAAGATCGCTGGCGACATACTCCATAAGCATTTCATAGTCGTCAAGGGGATCACCAGAAAATACGACGCCTTCATTTTCGTAGAAGCGACGAACCTTTTTATAAAGTTTCGGATTCTTTACATCAAGGTAGATTTCCCCGTTAGCAGCAAGACGAAGAGTGCTAACATCTTTCTTGAATTTTTGGATCAGAGACATTGTTTTGTTTGTTGACCTAGTTATTATAAGTGGTTTGGACTTGTGTGTCAAGTGTGCCAGTGAAGTAACTGGCTAGTCGGGCATACAAGATTTGAACTTGTGACCTTCCCGCCCCAAACGGGACGCGCTACCAAACTGCGCTAATGCCCGAAGTGTTCTATTTGATGACAGTTGGCACACAAAACCTCACATTTTAATGCTTCTTCTTGTATTCGCTCTAAACGCATACTGTTTTTAAGCATATCAGCAATATTATGTTCTTTATTGCTATTGTGGTGGAATTGAAGTGCTCGATAGTCATCATAACCACATCTATTACATTTAAGTGTTTTTTTCCACTCATAATACTCCGCTCTCATTTTTTGTTTGCGGGGTATTTTAGTTTTAGAATAACACTGAACACATAGGTGTCTGTAATATGTAGTTCCCTTTATTTTACCAGCAAGTGGAAAATCTGTCAATAGATTTTCTGCCTTACACATTTTACAAACTCTGGTTTCCATTTGGGAATACTATTTGTGTTCCCAAATATTTATACTACTTCTTATGTCCCCTGTCAAATGGAGCCCAGTGTTGCCACCCGTATTTATGAATTGCCCATATACCCATAATCGGCAACACAATCAAAAGATAACCAATAATACCCAATGTATAAGGGTTTTCAAGAACCCATCGTGCGAAGTGTCCCATCAGTATCCTCTCCAGGTCTTAAACTCATAATAAAAATATTGGTCCACTACTCTATCATCTAATGGGGCATTTTCAGTTCTATGTGCCCATACCTCACAAAATTCTACGATGCGACGATCGTGTAAAGAACTATGTCCCCACATTCTTACAAATGCTGATGCGGCAAAGTGATACCGCTGTCTAATGTGCGGTTCCGTTTCCTTTATACTTTTCGGTATCATAATACCCTCCTTTTGTTCCGAAATAAAGAGTTGCTAATACGAAAGGGACTGAAACAAATAAAAGTGCTTTTGCTAATAACATCAGACCATCTCCATTGCTCTTGAAAGTTCTATATAATGATTCATTTCATCTGTGGCAATCTCACCGATCTTGGTATCTTCTGGATGATCCCAGAAGTAATCTAAGTATGTCTCTGTGGCATGATACTCAATACCTGCGTTCAAGTGATAAGCAGAAACTGGAGCAATAAAATAATAACCCACCAGAATCCAATAATAGATGAGAACCAAATGATAAGCGAAAAAGCGATCAACCCAGCGGTCTGCTCCGCCACGATGCTCCATTTCGATGAGGTGTTCCGTTTCATTGAGTGTTTGTGCGAAGTGTTCTTTCATCAAGTAGTAGTGTGATAGATCCCTGAGTCCTAATGATTCTTTGAGATGTAACACACTGACGAAAGCAAAGTATGGTGCTCTGGCAATTGTTTCCAAAACCCAGAATCTTTGTATGGGTAGGTCACGATACAGAAAGTCAATGATGGATATCGTGACTAATAGAATTGTATCGTTGAGTTTTTTCATAGAAATACACCTGGTTTGTAATCGACCAATTTCTGAATCTCACCAAGAAGTGCTCCGTACTCCTTGAACTTTTTGTCTCCAGCAATATGGTGTCTTTGTCTTACCCACACTGCATCTGCTAAAAGTTTCAGTTCATATTCTGATAATCCGTTAAATCTTTCCATTGAATGACTCCTTTATCTTACGTGATGACCACCAAACATATAACGCATTCCGTTTAAGATTTTTGCTCCGAACGATCCGAGATTGCGTGAGTTAAATCTTTCAAATAAGGCAGTAGTAATGACAGGAGCGGGAACCCCCAGATCCACAGCGGCAGAAACAGTCCAACGACCCTCACCGCTGTCGGATACGCCTCCAGAGAACTGTCTAAGCTCACCATCCCTGCGTAGCACATCAGCAGTAAGATCGAGTAACCAGCTACCAACCACACTACCACGACGCCATAACTCAGCCACTTCAGCAACGTCAATGTCATAACAATAACTTTCGGGGTCTGCCATTGGGGCAACCTCTGCATCTCCTTCTCTGACATACTTAGCACCTGCATTAGCATTCTTAATAATGTTAAATCCTTCTGCATACGCCTGCATTATTCCATACTCAATTCCATTGTGAACCATCTTCACAAAATGCCCTGCACCTGGACCACCACAGTGCAACCAACCAAACTCGGCAGAGGTTACGTCTGAGTTAAATTGAGTCCTGGGGGCAGCGTTGATTCCTGGGGCAAGGGCATCAAAAATGCTCGCACAAGTGGCGACCGCAGTATTTCCCCCACCAACCATAAGACAGTATCCACGATCCAAACCATAAACACCGCCGCTAGTGCCACAATCAATATATTGGATACCAATCTTTGCCAAACGCTCGGCTCTTTTCCGACTGTCTTTAAAATTGCTATTGCCATGATCAATAATAATATCTCCCTCACCACAAAATCGTAGTAACTCATTGATCGTCTCCTCTACTGTTTCTGCAGGTACAACCATTTGAAAGATTCCTGGTTGAATACCACCATTCTTTTTTTGTTTAACTACTTGAACAAGATTTTCAATAGTAGTTGCAACTCCATTAACATATCCCTTTTCATATGCTTCTTGAGCCTTTTCATAGTTTCTCCTATAACCCCAGACTTCTATTCCTTCTTTCATCATACGGCGAGACATTCCTTCGCCCATTCTTCCAAGTCCAATTAATCCTACTCTCATACAACTCCTGGATATGCGTGTGTAAGTCCCCAATAAACAAATAATATAATGGAACTAAAAAGTAAAAGTGAAGATATAAAAAGATTAGTCATCGTCTTCGTCCTCATAAGTTGAAGGTTCTTCAAATAATTCGTCTATCTTCTGTTGTAAAACTCTTTTTTGGAGTTCTTCTAAATCTTCTTCCGTAATTCTAAGCACAAGTAATGGATCTCCTGCCTTAACGTCGTTCATTTCTGGATGCTTCACTTTTGGACTTTTTGAATATCCATAGTGGGCATTCATTACCATCCAACCTTGCACAAACATTGATATAGCAATCCCTACAAGAACAATCCAAGGAACCAAAAAAATTAGTTCAGAGTGATTTTGAGCCATGGAAGTAATGGCGGAATAACACCTACCAGTCGGAGGAGTCCTTCAGCAAATAAAGCAAGAACCACCCAACCGACGCACATACTAATGATAGAAGCATTACGGTTGTGTCGTCGTATTGCAGCATCGATCATCTCCTGAACTTCAGAACGAGTTACCAATTCTTCTTGTTCGTGCATCATTTTTCATCACCAAGAAACTTTGCCAGAGGATCTCTTCTGGTCTTTACAATTTCAACTGATCTCTTGTAGAACATATTGTCTGTATTACCAGACTGTTCGAAGGTCTCCTTGATCTTCACCCAATTATCGTAGGTGTGCTGATCCATAGGGTTTTAGGTTGAATACTACTAGTTATGCTAGTCAGTAGTTTCAACCTGTCAAGTTTGTGTTGATACAAAAATATAGATTAAGAGAATCTAAAATTTTGTAATATTTGTAACGGAGAGGGTAGGATTCGAACCAACGGAAGCTTTCACTTCGGCAGTTTTCAAGACTGCTGCCTTAAACCACTCGGCCACCTCTCCAATAAAAGTCCTCAACGGACTTCAAAATCTAAACGTTTTACTTTACGTTGACGACGTGCTTCTTGCCAAGCAATATCTTCACTTGTAAGAACACCAGACTTTGATTTGGTATGATATGAGTTTAGCATAACAACAGAAGATAAGTCAACTGCTGAAATCTTATCTCCACGAATCGTTGCCATATTTGGACAACCACAAGTCACAGTTTTCGTAGGATGCCCTTCTAACTCCTTACCACAGGAGCGGCATCTGATTCTTAAATTTTCCATCTCTATAATAACTTAATTATTTTTCAGTAAATGAACGAAGCATCCATACGAATTTACCGTGTGCTTCATTTAAATCATCAAGAAGGTTAACTGTCCCTCTTGACTTTTGTTCTTCTGCTTCAACGGCAGCATCCGAAAGCATAGTGATTATTTTTTGATGCCCTTCCATCAAATCACGAATCATTTCCATTTCGGAAATATTAGACTTTGCTTCACCAATACCAGAAACTTCTACTACTCTAGATAAAGAACTAACTGGTTTAATTTCAAGAAATCTCATATGCTCAGCAATACGATCAACTTCTTCTTGAAGAGCAACATATTGTTCACCAAACAAATCATGAATCTGCTTAAAATCAGGTCCAACAATATGCCAATGATAAACCCAAGTCTTTTGAAAGAGAACAAAAAGACTTGCCTGAGTATCAGAAAGTAATTTATACAACTTTTCCATTATACCAGTTTTTTTAGGTATTTATAATGGGCAATATCGGATTCGAACCAATGACCGTCTGCGTGTAAAGCAGCTGCGCTACCGCTGCGCCAATCGCCCTTTCAAATTAGTTTTTATTCATCAAATATTCCACAGTATTTGCCACATCATTCATAGCATCACGTAGATGAGTTTGTTGTCCAGACTCTTGGCGAACAACTGGACGATGATCATCAGTCAACGTCCAACGCCAGAGATTCATATCTTTACAATACCAGAGATTAATTTTCATTCTTGAAGTACTCCAAACGAACCCAATTGAGAAGTGTATTTAATTCATACAACTCTTGTTTGTATGTATGATACTCTGGGTAGTTTGGATCGTCAACTAGTTGAGAATTTTCAATAAAAGATATTTCACTTTTTAGAAAATCAGCATAATGCTCAAAAGCAGTAATGGCAAGTTGCCTGTCTAGTTGCGAAAGAAGAGACATAAACCTCCTAACTCGTTCCTTATAATACAATAAAAAGGGGGTTTCGTCAACCCCCTTATATATCACTTCTCGCCCATACCGATTTGTTGAACTTTCAAACGAGCACGGTGAAGAACCGAACCAGCAAGGGGAACATATCCCAAGTCATCAGCAATCGACTGTGCTTTGGTGCTCAGAGCGTAGTTGATAGCATCACGAACTGCCTCTGCCTTACCAGGAGCATAACCACTCTTATAGGCAACAATCCAGGTCAGAGTGGAGATAGGGTAGGCACGGGGGTTAGAAGGGTTGGGATCTTCACCTGCAAGGGTCACAGGGTCCAGTTTGATGCTGTTCAGAGCAGCAGCACCAGTCACAGCAGAAGGTCCAACAAACTTACCTGCCTTGTTCTGAAGCACAGCAGCTTGGAGTTTGTTAGCACGAACAAATCCAGTATTGATATAACCAATACCACCAGGAGTGTTGGAAATAGTTCCAGCAACACCTTCGTTACCTTTAGCACCAACACCAGTAGGCCAGTTGATTGACTTACCTACACCAGCAGTCCAACCACCAAAAGCATCCAGAGAGTTGGTGAATGCGAAAGTGGTTCCAGAACCATCAGAACGATGAACAACCTTCATAGAACCAGCAGCACAACCGACTTGCTTATAGTCAGTAATGCGACCAGAGAAAATATCAACAACTTGTTTCTGAGTCAGTTTCAGTTTGCATCCAGGCTTGTTGTAGGCAACAGCAATCGTTCCACCAACCATGGGGATTTGAACAACACCACGCTTGACTTTTGCTGCTTCTTTTGCCTTGATAGGTTCATCAGAAGCACCGAAATCAACAGTTCCAGCAACGAACTGACGAATGCCAGCACCCGAACCAACGGACTGATAGTTTACTCTTTCACCAGTGGCACCAGCATAATCCTGGAACCAACGCTGGTAGATGGGTGCGGGGAAGGTAGCACCAGCACCATTAATAGCAGGTCCAGCAAATGCAGTGGCAGGAGCAAGAGCGAGACCAAGTGTAGCAATGTGTTTGAGTTTCATTGTAGTTAACGTTAAGAAAAGGTTAATTAAGCCCTAACACCAAAAAACCTCCCCGAAAGGAGGTTTAGAGGTATCGTAGATATTATTAGAAGCGGAAAGTCGTCTGAATCACACCACCATAGTTAGAAGAGTTTTGCTTCAGACCTTGATTGTTGGACACATAGAAGACCGCAGGAGTCACGCTGACAGCATCGCTAACCTTGTAACGATAGAACGCTTCCCACATAATAGCCTTCTGGTCATCCTTCAGAGAGGCAGCGTTACCAGGAGCACCGATGGCAAAACCAGCAGCGTTACCCTTAACAAATACATCACTCCACTGAAGACCAGCCATCCAGGTTTGTGAATCGGTAGCACCTCTAGGGGTTTGACGATTATCAGCAAGGCTGACGGTGTTCCAACCATAAGCACCACTCACAGAAGGAATGATACCCGACTTCTTGGGTTGCCAGTAAGCATTAATGGCATAACCATTGGAAGTTTGGTTAGCAGCAAGAGCACCAGAACCACCACCCAGAGCGTTGAAGTTACGAA